CAAATTCTACACAGCCTGCCCTGCGTGGGTTTATAGAGGAGTTTTCAAATAATTGTAGATTCATATTTACATGCAATTTTAAAAATAGAATCATTCAACCATTACACAGTAGATGCACTTCTGTAGACTTTAAAATACCAAAAGATGAAAAACCAAAAATAGCAGCAAGTTTTTTTAAAAGAGTNTTGGATATTCTTGCTGAAGAAAATATACCTTTTAATGAAAAAGTTGTAGCAAAAGTTGTAGAAAAACATTTTCCCGATTATAGAAGAACATTGAATGAACTTCAGAGATATTCACATTCTGGTAATATTGACGAAGGTATATTAACAAATTTAGTTGAAGTAAACACAAACGAATTAGTTCAATCACTCAAAGAAAAAGATTGGAAAAGAATGAGAATGTGGGTTGTTAATAATTTAGACAATGATTCACAGACATTGTTTAGAATGATATTTGACACACTTATGCCTCTTACAAATCAAGTGCCACAGCTTGTCCTTACTATTGCTGACTATCAATATAAAGCAGCATTTGTTAGTGATCAAGAGATTAATCTTGTTGCTTGTTTAACTGAATTAATGGCTGGTGTTTCACTCAATGAAAAATAATTCTATATCTCCTTTTGAGTATGTAAAATCTATAAATGATACAAAAGTAAACATTATCACAGATAAATGGTCAGAAGATCAATATAGTCCATTTATTGTAAATAAGGCTTTGTCGTTTACACCAGACACTATAATATATGCAAATGAAATGAATTCGAGACCACATTTGGAAAAGATACTACAGTATAATTTTCTTATAAATATCGTCAGAAAGAAGAAAAGATTTAGTAAATGGATAAAGAAAGAAAAGATTGAAATGATTGATATAATTAAAGAATATTATGGTTATAATACTGAGAAAGCTAAACAAGCTGCTTCTATTCTAACCAAGGATCAAGTAGATGATTTAAAATTAAAACTATACAAAGGCGGTAAATGAAACATGAGTTTTTTAATATTGATGTAGATGGTTACAATCCTTTAGAAATCACACTTTCGAAATCAGATGACTTTTTAAAGATACGTGAAACATTATCACGTATAGGTGTTGCTTCGAGTAAGGATAAGGTATTATATCAAAGCTGTCATATCTTACATAAACAAGGACGGTATTTTATTGTTCATTTCAAAGAGCTCTTTGCCTTAGATGGGAAGCAAGCTGATTTGACTGATAATGATATGGAAAGACGCAACACAATAGCAAAACTATTATTAGATTGGGGTTTATTAGATATTATTACCCCTGAGCTGCATGAAAACAAAGCACCTTTATCTCAGATAAAAATTATATCATTTAAGGATAAAGATGAATGGGATCTGCAATCAAAATATAATATCGGTAAAAAACGATAGCGCTGTGCCATAAGGGCAGCATTTTTAAACTTGCTTATTAAGGAGAAACAAATGGTTAACATGACCTCTAACCCATACTTTAAAGATTTTGATAAATTATTCATTGGATGGGATGACACGTTTGATAAACTAACTAAACTACATGATGACGTCACAAAACATATTCCTAATTATCCCCCATATAACATTAAACAAGTAGAAGAAAATCATTATGTAGTTGAACTTGCTTTGGCTGGTTTTGCTAAACAAGATATTGATGTTATATTCGAGGATGGTAAACTCACTATATCAGGCAAAGCTGCTGATGATAATGATAATTTTATTTTCAAAGGTATTGCCAATAGAGCATTTACGAGAACATTTGCATTAGACGATACAGTTGAAATAAAAGATGCTGAAATGTTAAATGGTATGTTAAAAGTATTCTTAGAAAGAATAATTCCGGAACACAAAAAAGCAAAAAAGATAGATATTAAAGATAAAGCTAGTAGTGTTAAGGATCATTTTGCTAAAAAGGAGTTTTTAACAGAAGAATGAAAATAGGAAGCGTAAAGACCGAAAGAGGTGACTGGCTGTTAGATGCCAGCACCTTAAAAGGTCAAATAATATTAATTGGAACACACAAATTCCGCAGTCACAGTTTTATCCAAATTTTTTATACAGAAAACCAAGCAAAGAGTTACATTGCTAAATTATCTACGTCTAATGTATAATTAAAGAAAAGAGTGGAGAAAATTATGAACATGAATATAAAAGTATTATTTACATCTATTTTGTTAATTATTCTACTAGGATTTAAAGTAGATGCAGTAGCACGCACTATTACTATTCCTGTATTAGATGTCCAACCAATGGAAGTAGCCGAAGCTAGATTAGTAAAGGGAACAATGTGCAGACCTGTAGTTACCGGTTATAATAACGGTAGAAGGGGTACTGATTTTGGACAGATTGTTGGAGGAGTTATTGGTAGTATGATAGGTAGCTCAAATAGCGAAAGAAGAATTGGTACGGCTGTAGGTGTTATAATAGGTGGTAGAGTTGGTGAAAGATACAATTCTGCACCTGGTGTGACATATAGACAACATTGTGGGGAAACATATTCAAATCAAGTTCAAAGTGTTATACAAGGATATAAAGTAACATACAAATATCATGGTAGACTAGAAACTGTGGTTTTGGATTATAACCCTGGTTCTTATATTACTTTAGAAACTACAACGAGAGTTAGATGAAAGAAAAAGCTATAAAAGCGTTAAAAGCGCATGCTCTGGGTGAGATTGAAAAGCACTTGTACAATATGGAGGTCTTATTAAACCATCCACAAGGTATTGCTGAACACCCAGATCATATTGAAACATTACAAAAAGAGTTAGATCAAATAGCAACACATCACGAAAGATTAGAAGTTATAGGACATTATTTTCAAGTGCGTTAACTTTTAAAATGTGTGTACGCATAGTTTTCTTTATCAAGTATTTTTCTTGCGTATTTTGTAAACTGTCCATTACCAATCACATTTATCCTAAATCCCAAGAACCCATAAGAAATAATTAAACTTTTATATATCCAGGGGTTCAATATTATTTCTTTACAAAAAGGTAGCTTCAATATTATCCAATTATTAGTTGGTGTTTTGCCATCATTATATATTTGTGATTTTGGATGTAATATTTCCATTATATAATTATTCAAAGTAAAAGAACAATCGTCTGTAATAATTACTATTTTTTTTCTGTATGCCATAATATTGTACTCAATGCTGATATCTGGTTTAATGCTTCCTGTGAGTCTCTTTCAGTTACAGGAAAGCAACCAGAATGTTTATAATTTTTTTTAATATGTAAACATTGGGAATGTGTGTTATAAACATCAATTAAACTTACTGTTGATGGTGATGATAAGAATATACATGCCCAAAGTATTTGATTCATTTAAACCATTTCCATACTGCTGCTTCTGTCTTATATATGCGTGTATTAAATTCACACCCTCTTTTATCTTTTATTCTTTCTGCCCACTTAAATGCACCGTGTGTATCGACACACTTGTAGTAGCATGTAATAATTTGATCTTTACCTAATTGAAACTGTTCAAGATGATTCTCATCAAAATATTGTAATGTACATTCATAAATGTCTTTATTTGGTGGTACAAAAAATTTTGCATTTGTTTTAGCATGCAAACCAAATATACTTAATGATGACATTCCTATCAATCCAACTATTACAATAATAGATGGTATCATAATATATAAAAACTTTTCCATTACTATTTTCTTCTTTCGTTACTCTTTAATAACACATTAACGGCTTTTTCACTTACATAGTAAAGACCACTAAACAACAATACCGTAAGAGTTAAAATTATTATACCCTGCATAACATCTCCTTTAATCGTCTTGATTGATAAAATTTTCTGATTTACTAAATCCATCACAATTTATTCTATGACCTTTTGGAGGCTTGGCTTTATCATAATGTAATTGATATAATGATGCAGTTAAAATGCCTGAAGTAATTAACAATATATTTCCATCATCATCAACTACTCTAAACCTTCTTACTGGCGGTAAGTCTACGTCTATCATTATTTTTTACTCATCCAAGCGGTAACACCCATGAATGCGCCAGCAACACCTGCAGCTGCAATAAAGTATGTTGGTGCAATAGTTGCTAATAAATCTGCAGACTTAGTTAAACCAAACCATTCACAAAGCATAATACAAGCTGGATAACTAATCATTCCAACTAATGAATACCATGCCATCATTCTTTGGTGTTTTTGTCTTCTATTCAATCTTTCTATTTCTTCTATCTCTTTAATATCATTTATTTCATTATCCGTTATTTCACCGTCATCGTCAATGTCATATTTTTCTAATACTGACCCTGGTTGTAATCTTTTTCCTTGTGTTGTTT